TCTGTCATGAAAGTGACAGTGTTGAAAGCGTTCCAAAATGAACCTTGAGCAAAGTTTGCACCAGGCTGTGTATCCAAATGTTCCATAGCGATTTTCGCATTGTTGGAAGTAAATGGAATTACGTTATCAACCTTTTCTTTTGCAGGCGAACCGAATACTTCATTGAAGTACTGAACGATATTTTCAGAAGTGTATCGTTTTGAACCAAGGAATTCAGCCATTGTTTTGTACTGTTCCATTTTCTCACGAGCGATACCCATTTGTTCTTTAACCTCAGCAGAGTCAAACTCTTTTCTGTGATTAACTTTAACCATTGCATTACTATCTTGTGATAGTGAAAGTGTCAATGTGTTGTGACAAACTACACGAATTGGTGTCATACGAATATCAATCGCTTTACCAAACTCATGTGGATTTGAGAACAAGAAATAATTCTCTGTTACGTCACCATCAAACAACTCAAATGATTCGTTAGTCTTTGCAAGAGCCCAAACCATCTTACCATCATTCAATGAACCAGCAGTGTGCATCTGCATATCACCAGCACGAACATACTCTTCAAAGAAATTGAAGGCTTCTGCGTTCTGAACTGGATTCCAACCTTTACCAACAACGTCAAGAACTGAACCATCTGAAGACCGTACAAGTGCTTGTTTGTTAGAAACAGTTGAACCACCAGAAGTAATCAAATTCTGTTTTTCAACAGTCCAATCAACTCCTGCTTTTTGCATCATCTGTTCTGGTGTTAAATCATCTATGACCTTCACTCCAAGACCATGCCATGGCAACTCACCAGCGTAAGCCATTGTTTCTACCATATGTGCCATATTTCTCTCCTTATGACTGTTTAATTTCGATTATGTTTATACTGTACCATGTTTTCATAACAAAGTCAAGTCTTTTTTTAAAAAATGCCAGGCTTTTACTGTGGTCGCTTCACTGTCATACACACTAGTCTGGACTTTTATCTAATGTGCCCCCATATCCCCTTGTTTGGACATAGCTTTCAATTCATATGGGGAGAACCTACTCGCACTGTTTTTGTCCTTAGATTATTGTCACAACATTTTCCGAATCCTCATCTCTCATTATGTTTATACTATACCATGTTCTGATAACAAAGTCAAGACTTTTTCTTCAAAAAGTTCTTTTATTTTTGACATATTTCTTTCATAGGGTGATACATCCAACCCACAGATTTCTTCATAACTTCTGTATGAAATAAGGTCTTCTGTAAAGTCCTCTTCTCTTACAGCTTTGTAGATAGTCCAATCCCACTTAATAACATCGCCATCATCATGTATCATACGTCCTAAACAATAGTCGTAATAATCACCATGTGGTTCAAAATCTCTATGTGCAACAAATATCATGCGATTAGAACCTTTCCTTGGTCAATCGCATCAAACAACAATTCTAGTGGTTTCATGCGTTCTTCACACTTTAGTAATGCAAAACCATTTCCAGGCGTTTTCTTCTTTTTACGATTGATTGATTCTTTTAAGTCAGAAAAGAAAGAATATTCTTTCTGAGCTTGTGACAATTCATCCATTGTGATTGTCGGTACTTTTACAGTTGTATATCCCATTACACTTCCTCTCTCAAATCAACAGTTTCTATCTCAATAATATCTTCTGCAACTCCACCTTCTGCAACAAAATCTGCAATCGCACCATCACATGATTCTTGTGCAGTAGAACCCCATGAGTTCTGACCCATTGAACTAACAATGAACTTTGTTCCGTCATCAAAGGTTTTAAGGTAATTTATTGAAGTATTAAAATCCATATTTGACATTCTGATTCGCTTTCTCTCTATTAACTATACTTATACTATACTATGTTATGAGAACAATGTCAAGGGTTTTTTTATCTTTTTCCAAAAAATTGTATAGGATAGTGAGAATCTCTTTCAAAGAAATACCAACAACAATTGTCTTTTCCAACACTAGAACTACCCTCAATCCACTTAACTCTACCTATACTTACAATTTTACTTAAATACTTTAGGAAAGGAATTGATTGTTTTGTGTGTATCCAATCTGCATCAAACAACAACCATGTTGGTCTGAAGTCAACAAAGTGTTCTATCATGGGATGTAAGATTTTACGATTCCAAGGTGGATTAGTGATAATGTAATCTGAGCTGTGAAAACCAAATCCTAAACAATCACCAAGACCTACCTTTGGATTTCTAGGTTCTACATCCATCGAATTATTACAAACACCACCATGTTTTTCTAAATGGTCTATTAACCTACCATCACCAGCACATGGCTCTGCAAAAGTAAAATTCTCTGGTAGATGTGGAAGTAAAGGTTCTACTGCACTGTATGGTGTTGGATAATAGTCTCTGGGAATTCTTTCAAAGTTACTACGTTTTCCCATCATACCACCTTACTAAAGTTTCTTTCTTTTTGGAACTTGATTGTATGTCTAAATTTATCAAATAACATATCTTGTTTATGGGAAATGACAAATACATTTTCTTTATCAAATGTACCTAAGATTTTAAGAAATGCATCTGTACCATCTGCATCCAGTGAACTATCAAATATTTCATCTAGGATTAATAGATTAGTATTCGTAGAGTTTTTCATCTTTGCAATAGCTCTCCAAGTAAAAAGAAGTGCAAGGTCTATTCGCATCTTCTCACCTTCAGAAAAATTTGCATAGGTAAAGTCATCACGAAATCTTGATTTGATTGTCTCGTTGAAGTTTTCGTCAATATTAAAGTTGACAAAGAAATCCATAGATGATAGATAAGTGTTAATCAATCTATTCATAATAGGAAGATACTGTTTAATAATTTTAGTTTTGATACCAGTATCTTGTAATAAATTTCTTGCAACATCAAAGTAGAATAGTTCTTCTTTTAATTTAGTTGCAGAGGTTTCATAACTCTCAAACTTCTCTTGAAGTTTTGCAAGTTTCTTAATATCCTCTTCTGCAACTTCTTTATCTACTATCTGTTTGATTTCAGCTTCTAGAGTTGAATTAAACTTTTCTAGTTGAGTGATTGCACTACGATACTTCTGCATCTCAACTTGATTCTTTTGAATTACCTTTGAAAGATTTTTGAAGTCTTTTAATTTATCTTCAACCTTTTTCATTTCATCAGACATTTTACTCAAACCCTCTTCAAGTTTTGCAACTGAAGTTTGGTTTTGTTTTATCTTTTCTGATTTAAAAGTTTCATCAATATGTTGTTCACAAGTAGGACATTCATTATTTTCTTCAAAAAATGTAATTAATGCACTTTCACGATTGTGTTTATCTTTCAGAGAAAATTGTACATCTTTTAGTTTATCTCTTTTTGATATGACAACATCTTCACCACTCATCGCTTCCAAGAAGGTATCGGTGGATTGTTGTAGTTCTGTTTCTTTCTTTTGGTTTGCATGGATTTCTTCTTCATTAGCTGATATAAGATTTGTCTTTTCAGTGAGAATAGTATCCCTATTGTTTTTAGAATCTTCAATGTACTTCTCTTGCATCTCTATCTTACTTTGAGTAAGTTCTTTTGAGTAATTACTATCTGTAATATTCGTATTTACTTCTTTTACTTTTGTTTTAAGAACAAGGTTCATCAAAGAGAATATCTTAATATCTAAAATATCTTCTACGACTTCTCTACGGTTCTTAGAGTTCAACTGCATAAATGGTACAAAAGTAGAACTACCAAGTATTACAACTTGTGTAAACGAACGATAGTTAAATTTAAGTATTTGTTGTTCTAAATGTTTCTGATAATCCTTTGCATTTGCATTTTGATTAATCATCACATCATCAACATAGATTTCAAACTTGTTAGGCTTGATACCACGAATAATTTTTACTTTTTTATTTTGTGTAGTAAATTCCACCTCTACTTCTGCTTCTCTCTGATTGATAGAATTTAGTAGTTGTGATTTACTAATTTGTCTAAATGGTTTATTAAATAGAACAAAACATAACGCATCCAGAATAGTAGATTTACCAGCACCATTTTCCCCCACTACAAGAGTTGATGGATTCTGGTCAAGTTGAATTTCGGTGAAAGTGTTTCCAGTTGATAGGAAGTTTTTCCACCTTACAGTATTAAAGGTAACCAAATTATAACTCCAAGTCACAGGCCTCTAGATAGAGTGCCTTCATAGTATTTTTCAATCGTTTCTTGTCTAAATCTACATCAAGTTCATCAATGTACTTTTCCAAGAGTGTGGTTGTATCTTGAGTATTTTCTGCAATATCATCTGATACATTTTCTGCATCTAAATCAGAAAAGTCCTCAACAATTTTTACCTCATGAGTTTGTTCTTGCAACAACCTATCAGTAAATCTATCAAACTGGTACAAGTCTTTTTTGTTAACTACTACTAGTTTAATAAACTTATCTTTATATTGTGATACGTCTACTTTATTATAATCTGTATTTGTATCATCATAGTATATTTTTTCAAATATTGTGAATGGATTGATTATTCTTTCCAGTGTTTTATCTACTGTATCAAATATATGAAATCCTTTTGGACAATTATCATCACTCCATGTCATTTGATAAGTAGAACCCAAATAAAATATTTGACCATCATCTGACTTTTTATGAAAGTGTCCAGAGAATACAGTATCAAATTTATTGAACATTTCTTTGGGATGACCATTCTCAGAAAAATGACCTTTATGCATTTCAAAACCATTTACTTCAAGGTGACCCATACAAATATCTGCATTAGTATTTTGTATACCTTTCATGGTTGATGCATAGTTTTCTGCATTTATCCAAGGACAAAAGAAGATTGGAACATTACCAAAATTTACTGTACAGTTCTCTTCATAAAATTTAATATTGTCATGTTTAGTACCAACCAGTTCTGCAAGAGAGTTTACCTCATTTGTGTTCTTATAATAGGTATCATGATTACCAATCAAAATATGTGTATCAATCTTTCTATCTACAAGTGGTTGAATGAATCGTGTGCGAAAATCATTTGCAATCTTATATGATACAAACTTACGTCTGTCCATAGTATCACCTAAATGAATGATAGTGTCAATACCTTTTTTATCAATTAATGGAAAAAATATCTCTTCCCAAAACTTGTAAAAGTATTCGTTAAACGGTAGACTATCATTTCTCGCACCGAAGTGGGTATCAGTTATCAGTGCTATCTTCATTATAAAATAATTCTAATCCTTTTGGTTTGTCTTTCTTCTTTTTAGGTTTGTAAACATCTTCTTCTGGAAGATAATTTTTCTGTAGATAATCCGTGTATGGATTGTTTTGAATATCTCCATCTTCCCCAACTAGGAACATATCAACATTCATATTTTCAATTATTTTGTTTTTTACATGAGCTTGTTTCTTTTCTTTTTGTATTCGTCTTAAAAATGCATAGTAGATAATCTGCGTAAAATATGCAAAGGGATTATCTGATTTTTCTGGATTAAAATTGTGAACATATTGTAGACAATTTTCAATACCATCACTAATCATTTCTTCACGATAAGTATAGTTAATAAAATTAGGACGATAAGATAAATGGTTTGCAATCTTTAGAAAACACTCACCAATGTAATTACTAATTGGTGGTTGAGGTTTACCCTCTTTTTTCGCCTGTTTACAACGGTCATTCCATTCCACCATCGCCTGTAAAAATTCTTTATTATTTACATAATGTGGTTTTTTCTTTTTTTCAGTCACTTCACCTTTTCCTTGTCAAAGTTATACATACAATACCAGAATCCTAAGTTAAAGTCAAGTCAATATTTTTTTTCGTTTTTGACTTGACTCTGACTTGACAAACTGTTATATTCCCTATGTAGGGTTTGAAGAAATGCTTTAATGTATAGTATCTGAGGGGTCAAAATCATAATCATCCATAAGTTCTTCTTTCAATTCATCTTCAATTTGTTGTAGTTGTTCTTCTGTGGGTTCTTGTAGTGCAAGGTTAGCACTTCTACCTTGTTTCATTCGTAGGACACAATAGTCATAAAATTTAGTGATACCAATAGATGCAGTCGTTACTGCAACAATATTATTTTTAACAATCTCACAACTATCATTTTCACCGTATGCAACCCAACGAGATAGGGCCATGGATTCTTCAATACCTTTTTTTGATACTCTGGGATAACTATTAATCTTGAGTGGATTGTGAGCGGTAACAACACTATTATCTTTCACTGCACTGAGTGTGGTAATAATTTCATCACCGTTTGTAAGTTTTAATATTTTAGTATCCATGTGTTAACTTTCTATTGGTAGATTTTTGATTTCGTAATCAAACTCTTCTTCATTATAGATATTTATTCGTTCCATGAAGTGTCTTAGTGTAAAATTTTGCCTTGATTTCCAAGTTAGGTCATCTGCAATATCTAAAAGGGTAGCTCCAGACTTATTTTGATTTGTTCGCAATCCCCTTCCGATAGATTGCAAGACCCTAATCCTACTTTTAGAGGGTGATGAGAACACGACATTGTGTAAGTTACGAATATTAATACCAGTAGAAAACGTACCATATGATGCAACGATAATTGCATCTTTCTCTTTTTCTGTAATTTCACGAACATCTTCTCTTGTCTTTGTGTCTGTTCCACCCCATACATAAAATACCTTTCTATCTAGGTCTTTCATCATATCGTATAAAACAGAACCATGTTTTTCTACAAATTGAAATAGAACTAACGTA